GGCATAGGAGAAGCAGCACCCGCTGAACGGTTGCCTTTCATTAACTCCATCAACTTATCTGTTGGAACACTCATAATCACTCCTTGCCGTGTTTGTAACCACTTACTTACACTTTGTCAATAGGTGGGGGGCTTTTATGTCTGCCCCCCAAGACAAATCCTTACGGATTACTTGCGGCTTTTACGGCCTTTGCGAGCTTTACGCATGGTCTTCTCCAGTTAGAGGCGGCGAACTATTGGTAAAGGGAAGTAAGCCACACCCTTATCGCCCTCTCGGGCAATTCTTAACGGCGGTGTTTACGACCACGTTTTGCTGTTTTGTACATGTTCAACTCCTGGTTTGTTGACGGTTGGAGTCCCTTTGACTCTTCCCATACGAGGTTTTATACCCTGTTTGACGCATTGTCAAGTTAGGACTCGCTTCGCCTTTTTTCAGCGAATCTGTTGATGCCCGTGGTTGGTCGGCTTTCGGGGCTGTCATTGCTTGTTTTGCCATCATCCCACCTTTTTCAGTTCAGGTTTACCCTCTGCTTTGGGAGGCTGTTGTTGCTGTTGCTGTTGGGCTTGAGCCTGTTTTTCTTCCATTTTCTTCAGCCGTTCCTTGAGCAATTGTTTCATCGGCGGCTCAATCAAGTCAAGCAAGGATTCTTTGTCGATGACCTGGGCTTGGAACAATTCAAACGCCAACTTGCGGCTGTCTTCCATGAAGATGGGGCTGTTGGAGTGAGCATCCACTTTCACCACATAGTCTTTGGTGAACTGTTCAGGAATAAATTTTCTGCCTTCAGTGTCTTTCAAATGTGTCTTGTCATAGGCTTGCATACACTTGAGGTACAGGGTAGCCAGCTTCTCCAAGCTGTCCTCAATGACAAGAGCACGTTTTTTGGCGCGGCTTGAACCCAGACGAGCCAGTTGAGATGCGTGACCAGATGAGCGTACCCCTGCTTCGCCTCGGCCTTGCAAGACGCTGACGATACCAGATGCCTCTTCAAACATCAGGTCAATCTCGCCAATCTCTTTGAACAAGTCTGGCGGCATAGTGGGCGCTAACTTCTCTACCTTGGCATTGGGCATGTCGGTTGCCAGCAAACCGCCAGCACGGTTGAGAGCAAAGTTCTTCTCATCCAAGATGCCAGTAAAGCCAATCAGGGCGGTAGGTGGGCTGACTTGTTTGGACAACATGTCCAGAATCTCGGTCATGCGTTTGTTGCGTAGCTGCTGGAGATAGACCAGACGGTGAACTTCGGATGAACCCCAATAATAGTCATACAAGGGGTTGGGGCAAATCTGGACAAAAGGCAATTCGCCTTTCAAGAACATGGATTCGCCTGGTCGGTCATAGATGATGACATCAGGGTCAGCCTTGGTAACACACTGGTAGTCTTTGGTTTCATCGTTCCACACCCACAGTTCTGTCATCTCCACTGTGTCTTCGGCAACAGTTGCTTTGTAGCTAGGGTTACCGTTTAAATCCAGATTGACGTTACCGTACATGGTCGGATTGGACGCAGACAAGATGATGCGTTGTACACCATTAGCTACTTCTGTGCGCTCATGTTGTGTAGACATGACCCGCTTGACAATCTCTTCCCGTTGAGGGTGGCTGTACAGGCGGTCATACAACTCGGACTTGGTGATGTAGTAGGTTTGAACAATAGCTTCTTGTCTGTCAGAGTATGGTGTGTCTTCCCGCAGCACGCCCATGCAAGCTGGCTCAACCATGTAAGGGTGGATGCCGTTGTTCATCACGATTTTGACAAAGGTAGTGTTGTAGCAAAGTGCCCACGTAACGGCGGTAGAGAACACTTGGTCAGCGTTGGAATTTAACCACTCGTCATGCAGAGCTTTTGTCAGTGCGGGAATCTTGATGTGTTCTTGCTCAGGGACGGCAGCACCTGTGTTGATGCTGAACCTGGTTGTCTCTGCTGAGTAGAGGAACGAGGTCAGTTGGTCAATGTGCGGGTAGATTTTGTTGTAGAGGGCGGGGACTTCATCTGGCCCGTTTCCAAACAAGTAGTAAGAACGCAGAGAACCGTAGGTAGGTTTTCTTTCTTCACGGCTGACCAGACATTTTTGAATCAAGTCTAAGTAAAACCGTTCACGGTCAATTGGGTTCTTGGGTATACGCATTACTTCACCTTTAAATTTTCATGGTCGTTCATGACCACGCTTGCCCTCGGCCCTTGCAAGTCTCCCGCTGCCTTGGGGTTGATGCCGACCGATTCTCCCGCAACAGATTTGAATTGTCCACCCATGACGGACTTCATGTTGATGTTGCCCCCGCCACCCCAGATAACGGAGTCGCCAGGTCGGGTTTGTTTCTGGTTATTGGCTTGAATTGCGTCTGTAGCCTCTGCAAATTGCTTGTCAGTGAGCTTGTTCTTGCGTTTCATGTAGCCAGTTTGATGCTCACCCGCTTTTGTGGACTTGATGTCCGTCATATCGTACTCAATCGCCAGTTGTTTGAGGTTATTGTCGGTTGCAGCCGTCTTTGCCGACCTTGTGCCCACTGGTTTGAGGTGTACAACGGATAATTCCCCTTTGCAGTTCTTCATGGGGCATTTTGCCTCCCATGCCTCAAAGATTCCGTGGTTTGTGCAGTAATAGTCTCTCAAAATACCCATAGTTACCCCCTTAGTGCTTCGTCAAGTGAAATTTCGCTGTAATCGTGCCTGTTTGTCATCCCAACCTTGATTTTTATGCCGTCTGACGTTACTTGTAGCCCCATTTTGGGCATAAACACGGGCTGAGATTCTTTCCTGTAGTCCACATAGCGGGTGTTATCCCGCCTCTTCATGACCTTCACATTCCCCGCTTTCCACTGTTGGTAGGCTTTACTAACCCTACGTTGGACGTTTTCAGTGAGTGGTTCTTTGTTGTAGATGAACACATCGTGGAAATGCCCCGTACTTATGCCAGCAAGCTCGGCAAAAAGGGCGATAGAGATGCCTCTTTCCTTGTCAGCGTAGAACCGCTGCATGTGTTTTGTCAGTTCACGCTTGCTTAAGGGCATCATATTGATACTCCACTGTGTAACCTTGGGTCTGCAACCACAACATAAACTGTACTTCGCCATGCGATTTGGTTGGGTCAGCAGGGACAACAATGTGGTTAGTGCTTACTAACTTCCTTGTCTGGGCGTGGTGACCAAGCAACCCGCCAAAGTTAAAGCCATCTTCGTGAAACCCACGCCCGACATACTCCATGCTGAAGTGTTTGGCAATGTCATCAGGGCAATACTTATAACCATAAGATTGAAGGACGGGCTTTAATATGGCTGAAAGTTGTGCATCCTCATTCCAACCGTGTATCTCATTGCTGTTCAGGTGGACGATGCCGTGTTTGTTACAGGCTTCCAAGAATCTGCGGCTACGCAGGGAGAAGCCACCATTCTGGACAACCTTGACAGGCTCTGTAGCCTGAGTCCACGCAAACTTGAGGTAGAGGTTGCCGTCACCAAAAGCGCAGTGTGAGGGTGCGCCTATGTAATCGTAGTCATAGTATTCAGGCTTGAAGTTCTTGCCGTTCAACACCCAGCCATCATCTTGCACGACAAGGCAGTAGTCTGTCTCTATAAAGGCGTACAGGCTGTGCATCATGAAGAGGGAATACCCAAGGTAGTCTATGCCGTGACAACGCTTCCATTCGATGCTGTCTGGCAGGTTGTCGGGCTTCTCCAGCGATATGAGAAGACCACGGCTACCAGGCAACTCTTGCATGGAGCGATGGATAGATGGAATGGCAGATGCGCCGTTGTTGTGACCGTAGACGGAAACAATGGTGAGTTGGTCATGAACCATACATGCCTATCCTTTTCAAGTAATCAGAAACATTTCTGCCAACAGCAATCTGCTCAGGGGTGTAGGACTCATGGGCAGCACTGACGGCACGGGTAATTTTTTGGGCAATGAGGCGAGGCTGAATCTGCTCGGCATAGGCAACAGCGGCAAGGGCAGAAGCAATCACTCTGTCATCTTTGCCACGACCAGGTGCGCCTATGAAGCCACTCTCCCGCACGATACCTTTCATTTCTTCAAGGGTGTCCATGCTGAGAATGCCCATCATGCCCCGCTCAAAATAGTCTTTCATGTACTGCAACATGCGTTCCTTGCTGTTGCTGGTAGTCAGGTAGCCAATACTGTTGGACAGTCCTCCAAGGGTGTCGTTACGCCTCCAGATGTAGTTCTGCATACTGCCAAGCACATCCATCAAGTCCCGCCCTGTAGCCCCGCCCATACTGCTTGCCAAGCGTTTCAAGTTCCGCAACTCGTTGATGACGGCTTGACCAGGGCCGTTGACTTCCAAGTTCAGGGTTGAGTTCTTGTATGCGCCAGCAAGGTGGGCAATAACCCACGCAAACTGGTAGGTGTTGAGTTCAGAGGTTGCAAACTCAGCTACTTGGTCAAGACCATCTGCGTAACAGCGGTACACCTGAATACAGAACCTGTCAGCCCAATCAGAACTGCCATAAGCAGGGTCAGCACCGATAACGTAGTAGGCAGTGTCCACGGGTTCTTCCCATACCTTTAAAGTCCCCAGACGCTCTGTAGACTTGAGGACATCTGTGTCTTGGAAGAGTTGACCAAACGCATACCTGTAGTAATCACAGTCTGTCTTCTTACTTGTCTTTGCCGCCTCTGTACATCTGGTGTGTGAGAAGAAGCTAGTGCCCGTCATCACAAAGGCATAGTCTTCAGTGGGTGGAAACTCTTGGTACATAAGAGCATCGTCCTTGATACCCTCGTACATCTTCCACCGCCACCACGCCATCTGACGAGAGTTAATTTCAAAGCCGTAGAGTTTCTTGATGTCTCTGTGCCATTCCTTCTCTTCACCTGTGAGCTTGCCGTCCCAATACACCTTGTAGATGTTGGAGTCTGCGGGGACTGAGTAGTATTCATTCCTCCACCAACCGCAGAAGATGGCACGTTGTGTCTTTGCTTTCTTGGCAGTCTTGTACATGTCGTGGAACATGTTGAAGCCCTGTGCTGTACTTTCAAACATGTACAAGCGTTCAGGGTTCTTCTCAGCAAGAGAAGCGATGAGTGAGGCTAAACCTTCTTCGTTGCCCCATGAAGCTGTCTCTGTGCCGTGAAGGTAAGTGATAGCCTTGCCTTGCCCCAGACGAGACTTATTTCCCGCAATTTGGTAGAACAACCTGCTTCTGTTTTTAAGAACCATCTGGTTTCTGTTGTGGGCCACCAAGGGTATCTTGTACTCTTTTGGAAGTCCTTCAATGTACATAGCCAGAGTACTTCTGAACATGTCTCTGTTTTCTTCTGTGTCAGCCACCAGCGTTCCCTGCCATCCAGGGTGAGTGAACTGCCAATATAAGTCGAGGGCCAACGAAATGGTAGTGATACCAAGTTGACGACCTTTGAGGATGACAAAGAAGTGAACGTCTTCATCTAAGCCTTTCTGGATTTCATCCATCACGTAGGTTTGAGTACCAAGCAGAGTACCCATCTTTTTCAAGCCTTCTTCTTTTGTCTCAATCTTGAGTTCAGAACAAAACTTGTAAAACTTCTTCAGGTCAAAGTTCATCTAATTTCCATTCAAGGATGACACCAGCAGCTTGCTTGTTTCTCACACAGTTGAGCAAGGTTTTGACATGGTGTTCGTCATACTTGGCTCTCCACTCTTCTACCAACTTCAACTTCTGCTTCTTGCTAGTGCAAGACAAGGCTTTCCAAATCTCCTTGCGAAAACGAATACGACTCTCCAGTAACGCCATCCTCGTAGCCAACTCTGTAGCCATACGCAACCGCCTTCTCCATCTCTACCGCCATCATGAGCATCCTGTTCTCTGTTTGACAAAGGCGAGTAGCCAGAATGCGACACACATCCCGCAACTCATCCTCCGTCAACCACAGCAATTCACTCACTTCGTTCTCCACACCCTAACTTGGTCACCCTCTGTCTTGGCAGTAAACACCCATCCCAACCGCTTACCAGCCCTGTAATTGGCATTCAACACCTTCGCCCTGGCAGACAGCGGCACAGTGAAGCTATCCCCCACCTCCATATCCTCATAAGGGTAGGCATACACCACCCTCATCTTGGGTGCAGGTACACCTACTTCAATACCAATCTCAGTAATCATCCTATCTACCCCTCTACAGATAACCAGATACTACAGATAAAAAAAGGGTTAGTCAAGAAGTAAC